CAATCAATCAAGGTAGTTTCGCAGGCAATACTTACTATGAAATGAGCCGCGTTCCTGTACTTGGAGCTGGTACGAACTTCACGCGCACAAACGCGCAAGGCAATGGCTACATCGCGCAATTCATAACAGATGCAGGCGACCCGAATCTCTTAGCAATACCTTCAGGCAATTGGAACTTTGAAACCTACTTCAATGCTTCGAGTGGCGGTGGCAATCCGAGCTTCTACATCGAATTGTATAAGTACGATGGCGCAACCTTTACGCTCATATCATCAGGTGCTACAAATCCCGAAGCGATTACAGGCGGTACGGTGGTCGATTTATATGTTAGTGCGCTTGCAGTACCAAGCACGGTTCTGCTTGCAACCGATAGGCTCGCAGTACGCATATTCGTAACCACATCGGGGCGAACCATTACGCTGCATACTGAAGATAACAACCTTTGCCAAATAATCACCACGTTCACCACAGGGCTAAACGCACTAAACGGCTTGACCGCGCAAGTGCAGAACTTTGCAACGGGGACGGCTGGCACGGATTTCGGCATCAGCTCCGTAACAGATACACATACTTTTAACCTACCAACGGCATCGAGCAGCAACAGAGGTGCGCTAAGTTCGGGCGATTGGAGTACATTCAACGGCAAGTTCAACACACCAAGCGGCACCACCTCAGAGTATGTTCGAGGTGATGGCACGCTTGCAACCTTCCCGACATTGCCATTGATTTACAAGTCGACCACTGATACGGTTGGCTATTCAAGCATTGCAAATACCGCTGTTTACACGCAGGCAATTGCAGCCAATACCTTTGCCGCTGGAGATATTATTCGCATCACTTACAGGACTCGAAAAACGGGGACGGCTGGAAATCAAACGCTGCGAATGTATGCCAACACAACGGCAAATCTTAGCGGCTCTCCAATACTTTTGGGAACATGGCAGAATACCGCCGCGAACAACTTTTTGTTCAACTCTTTTCAAAGGCATTTGGTTATTAAAAACGCGACCAACAACACGGAGGTCTTATTTGCAGCTACAACAAGTCAAAGCACGGATTTCTTTCTTGCAAATTCTGCGACTACTTGCGTAATTAATTGGACTACTAACCAGTTTATCGTATTCGCAATTCAAAATTCAAACGCTGGAGACGTTAACTTTGGCTCAATGTACTTAATAGAAAAGCTATGACAAACGTAAACATCACATCAAAGAGCATTGAGTTTTTTTCATCCGTTGCGGATGGTACAATCGATGCACAACTAATTGAGCCAAATTGGGAAGTAGTAGACAAAGAAAGCCTACACATAATTTGCGATGCTGGGGTGTATTGCTTTGCCACAACAAGTACCACATTCAACAAGCAGCAATTTGATAATTCGGAAGATGCGTTGACTTATCTCAATAATTTGTAAATTTACAAAACTAAAATAACCAACTATGGCAGGCGTTAAAGTTACCGATTTACCATCAACCGCATCAGCAGCATCAACCGATGTAATGTACATTGTTGATACGGGCAGCAACACATCGAAGCAGATTGAGGTTGGGGATTTGCTTGACTTTGAAAGCGGAACATGGACACCGACATTGAGTGGCGAAGATAATGCTTGTTCAAATGCAGCAGTTGTAAAAGCATTGTATTCAAGAATCGGCAACATTGTAACTTGCACTATTTTTGGAACGGTTGATTTAGATTTTTCAACATTTAATGATGGTACGATTGCGACAACATTCCCAATTGCAACTGCAACGGCTAATGCAACAGGTACTATTTCTATTAATTCAGAAAAGCAATTTAATGGATATAAAAACAACACTAATAGGTTAGTGTTTCTGTCTTCTGACACAACCCTTGTTGCTGCTGATGTAGAATTTTATTGTGTATTCCAATACGAAGTTAACTAATGCGCTCCACCTCGCTGCTTGGTCTTAACCTAATCAAGAAGTATGAGGGCTTGCGGCTTAGTTCATACCTTTGCCCTGCTGGAGTGCCGACCATAGGCTATGGCAGCACGCGCCATCCGAACGGCAAGAAGGTGCTTTTAGGCGAAAAGCTCGCATCTGAAAAGGAAGCAACGCAATTGCTACTCGCTACCCTTGAGCCATTTGAAGCGGCGGTGAATAAGCACTTGCCCTCATTAACGCAATGCCAGTTCGATGCTTTGGTGTGCTTTGCCTACAATGTGGGCGTAGGTGCGTTGGTGAAATCCACGCTGCTTAAGAAGGCAAAAGTTAACGCAGCCGACCCAAGCATACTCGATGAGTTTCTGCGTTGGAATAAAGCAGGCGGCAAGGTGCTTGCAGGGCTAACCAATCGCAGAAGGGAAGAAGCGAAATTGTATTTCTCGCTTTGTAACTTCTGAGCCATTATTGCCCAAACACTCGCATGGCTTTGGCGTAAACTTATCCATGCGAAAACGGGCTACCAAACCACGGCGAATCATAGACATCATTGTGAAGCATTGGCGTGGCACAGTTGGCAGCCTAATGATACTCATTTCAATATTCTTACTAATCTTTAAAGTCATATCCACCGAAACACTCGCGGCAATTGTAGCAACCCTAATCGCCGCTGGGTACATTCCAAAAGCCAAAGACGATGCAGCAAGTTCGTAGAGATACCGTAAAGATTGCACGCCACAACAAGGTTCACATCGACACCATGAGTTGGGAGGTTGATACTACTTTTGTGAATGCTAATAAAGAATCGTATGAGGCAATTATTTCGGGGGCTTATGTTCACCCAAAGCCCGAAATAGTTTTAACGGCATTCGATAGTATTCAACCCTGCGATGTATCTTTGTTAGCAGAACCAACGTACTACACCGCCAAAACATACCCCGTAAGAAAACCGCAAGAATTGGAAACGCCTATGAATTACGATATACTTTTAAACGGTGTAGTTTTTAGTTTCACGCTTTGGCTTTCTGCAAAGTACCTAATAGGATGCGGAGCGGCGTGGCGTTCGCTTATAACCGACTTGCGAAACGTTTAAAGTTTTAGTAAAATTTAACGCGATTTGTTAAATTTGCAAAGTGTCTACGGTATACATACTCGAAAACTCTTTAGACTTGTTTTACATTGTTACCGAAACCGACGGTACAATCGTAAGCACTAACGAACTTTTTAAGCATTACGCGAGCCATATTAAGCCGAAAAACATCGTTGACATAGTTAGCAACCCCGAGGATAAAGAAACGCTCATAGAAGCCGTTAAAAGGGCAAAGGATAAACAGCCCGAACCCTCGAGAGTTTACGCCCGAACTAAGCAAAAGAATTTATCCGAGCGTTTTAACGTTTGGAATATCTATACAATCATGGGGGCTGTTCATTTTATAGGCTTTCAGTTAGTCGACGTAACGAGCATAAGCGCACATGAACACGAACGCCAACGGGTATTGCTTGAGGAATTTAGATTTATGCTTTCGCACGAATTACGGCAGCCGTTAACCTCTGTTAGTGGACTGGTAAAATTAATAAGTAGCAATAAAGCGATTTCAGAAAGCGAACGGGGCGAACTTTTGCAGATGTTAGAGCAATCGGTCTTAAATTTGGACGAAGCCGTAAGGGTTTTAGTTAAAAAAGCAACGCGCCAAATATGAATGATAAGCAAATTGATAAGCGGCTTATTAAAGTGCTTCGGATTTATTTAACCGAACGCGAAATGCCGCCAAACGTAGCCAAAGCAATACTAAACGAAAACGTAAAATGCCGTGAAAGAATCGACAAATACATCGCTCAATTACGTTTGGCTTGAAAGGTTGCTATTTTTAGCAATTTTAAGCCTTTTATTAGTGCGTTCGTGCAATCAGCAAGCACAAACCACACTAACCGAACAAACGTTCGTTAAAACTCGCCTAAACGATTCCTTAACGATATACACGCAAGGGCAACAAATAGCAGAACTCAAAGACCTAAGCGAAAAACTGCGCATCGATAAGCCGAAGGCGGCTGTTGAGGTCGTTACGCGCACGCTTTACAAGACTAAAATACAATTAGGCGACCCGATTTACATACGCGACAGCGTGCCAGCACTTGTTTTACCGCGTAACTTTGAAAAGTTCGAGCGTTGGTTTGCGATTACGGGCAAAATTAACCGCCTCGGGTACTTGCAAATCGATAGTTTAAGCATACCCGCGACTATTTCGGTAGGCATAGGCGACACTTTACGCGGCGTTTTCCCGTTTCGTAAGCGTGAAAGCGTGGTACGGGTTGCAATAGATAACCCAAATATGCAAGTTGAAGGTTTACGCAGCTTTGTGATTCCTGAACCGCGCAAAAAATGGTACGAAACAACGGCGGCAAAGGTCGGATTCGGGGCGCTTATCGGTTTCGGTTTGGGTAGGTCGCAAAATTAGACGCGTTAATTATCAGCGTTTTATAAAATAATTTGCATTTATTTTTGTTTTCGTATTGCAGATTTAAAAAAGTGTTGTATGTTTGCAGTGTTAAACAATTAAACATTCACACAATGACAACAGTAACACTTCAAATGATTGACGAACTAACAGGAGAAAACGTTATCAGAACAATCGATGCTATCAATGCTTACACAAGCGGTTCAATTTGGTGGGAATTAAGAGGCGAAGATGAGCAACGTAAAAACCTAAACAAATGGATTTCTGAGCGTGGTAATGACCAACACGCAACTATTTTAAGCCTTGTTTCTTGGTCATTTAATTAACATAACGGGCGGCTAATAACCGCCCCTTTCTTTTTAAACCTTTAAACACTTATACACATGGACACAATTACAATTTTCCGCAATTACCAAAACACCGAGTTTTATTTTTACGACCATCTTAGCGGCATTATGACGATGCTCGTTAACGACGGCTGCATGAAAGGAA